GCAGAACAAAGTAGAATTGCATTTAAAAAGGCATCTGCATTTGTTGAATCAATTAATAAGTTTAAGTTATTCCGTCCTATGAGGGGTGAAATAAGATATGATAAGACTAAATCTAGATTCAGGATAATGTCTTCGGATGCCTCCTTTGGAGACGGATTCTCACCAAGTTTTTGTGTTGTAGATGAATATCATGCAATGAAGAATAATGACATCCCAAATGTATTAGTATCAGGTATGGGTTATAGAAAACAGCCATTAATGTTATATATTACAACAGCAGGTTTTGATTTATTATGTCCATGTAAGAAATATCGTGATATGTGCGAAGAAATATTGAGAGGTGTAAAAGAAGATGATACTATATTTGCTTTGATTTATGAAATGGATAAAAATGATGATTGGAAAGATTCACATAATTGGTATAAATGTTGTCCAAGTTTAGGTATTACTGTCAATGAAGACTATATGAAACAACAATTACAAATGGCACAAAATAATTCTTCAGAAGAGAGAGCAATATTAACAAAGACATTTAATATGTGGGTAAATATGAAGAATGATTGGTTGCCTTATAGTCTATTGTTAGAAAATACAAAGAAATTCAATATAGAAGACTTTAAAGATGCCACAAAACTATACGGAATAATGGGCATAGACTTGGGTTCAACATCTGATTTAACTTCTATATCTTTATTGTTTAATTATGAAGAAAAATTCTATTTTAAGACATGGTTGTTTATTCCAGAAGTTGCATTAGAAGAGTCACCAAACAAACATCTATATCAGCATTGGATTAATACAGGACAATTATTAAAGACTCCAGGTAATGCATGTGACTATGATTATATATTAAATAAGATATTAGAAATTAATAATTCAATAAAAATACTAAAAGTAATGTATGATAAATGGAATAGTACAAGTTTTACTGAACAAGCTGTACAGCATAGAATAAATATGATACCCTATTCTCAGTCTTTAGGTAACTTCAATGCACCAACAAAAGAATTTGAACGACTAATACGTTTAGGAAAAGTGGTATTAGATGACAATGAAGCAGTCAGATGGTGTATAATGAATGTTACTTTAAAAGAAGACTGGAATGGAAATATAAAACCAGTAAAAGGTGGAACAAAATATGAAAAGATAGATGCTATTATATCTATGTTGCAAGCATTAGGTGGAATGTTAGAAACAAAATCATTTAAGCACTTTTTTATCACTATATAATGATATTTTTACGTGAAAATGTTTATTTTTATATATAAGATAAGTATAATTATATTATGGAATTTATTAAGCACTTACTAAACATAGATAAACGAAACAATACACAACAGCCAATTAACTTATATAGCAATTCAGGTGCATTATTCTTCGGAACTTATGATAATGGTTCTGCAATGAGTCTATCATCTGTATTTGCCGCTGTTGATATTATTTCTAATTCTATAGCAGAATTGCCTATACAGATAAAGAGCAAAAAAGATGACAATGTAATAGTTGAAAATCATGCATTGCTAAAACTATTCAATAGTTGTATTATAGGCAAATTCAATTTGATAAAGCAATTGATGGTAGATATGCTATTATATGGAAATGCGTATGTCTATATATTGAGAGACCAGAAAAGAAAACCAATTGAATTGATTTATCTACAACATGGAACAGTCACTATAGATTGGCAATATTCATCACAGATATTGAAATATAGAGTTAGTGGATATAATAATGTTCCAAGTGTAGTAAAACCAGAAGACATGCTGCATTTCTATAAGAATTCAAATGATGGTGTACAAGGACGTGGAATATTGTCTTATGCTAATCGTTCAATTCAGATTGGAAACTATACAGAAGAAGCAGCAAAAGACTATTTTGGTTCAGGTTGTGGAATAAAAGGCATATTGAAGTTCAATGAGCAAGTATTAGACTTGAACAAAGATGAGATTAGAAAGAACTGGCAACAGGTACATGGAGGTTCAAATGGTTCAGGTCTAGCAATATGTGACTATAATGTTGATTTCATTCCAGTATCAGAGAATGCATCAGAATCACAAATGATTGAGTCAAGACTATTCAATGTTACAGATGTTGCAAGATTCTTTGGAATATCACCAGTATTATTGCAAGATTTGACACATTCTTCTTATTCAACTATAGAAGCATCACAATTAGAGTATCTGTCACATACATTATTGCCTTATATTTCATTATTTGAGTGTGAATTGAATAGAAAACTAGGTGAAGACAAAGTAATTATTGATTTAGATGAGCAATATCTAATGACTACAGACAAACAAAGTATTGCTAATTATATCAATTCATTAAAGAACTCTGGTATTATATCAATAAATGAAGCAAGAAAGATGATAGGACTTGCACCAATTGATGGAGGTGATGTATTGATGGTAAACTATACTAATATAGAAAATAATATTATAGGAAGTACAGAAGAAGATACATCAAATAAACAAGATACATCAAATAAACAAGTTACATCAAATAAATAATACAATTAGATAGATTTGTTTATTTTTAAATATATAAATGAGACTAGATTAGATGGAAAAAGAGTATAGAAATTATGGAATTATTCGTGAATTTGATGAAGAGTCACGTTTAATTACAGGTTATGCTTTGAAGTTTGATTCTGAGTCACAATATATGGGATTCTATGAAAAGATAGATAGAAGTGCTATTAGTCCTGATTTGCTTACACAATGTGACATATTTGCATTGCTTAATCATGATGAGAATAAAGTATTAGCACGTTCTAGATATGGTGAAGGTTCATTGAAGTTAGAATTAAATGATGAAGGACTTTATTATGAATTTGAAGCACCAAAGACCCAATATGGTGATGAATTGATTGAACATCTTAAAAGAGGTGAGATATTTGCATCTTCATTTGGTTGCTATATTGATCCAGAAGGTGATATTAAGACGCGTGATGAAAAAGGAATTATACATAGAACTATAACTAAGATAACTAGACTATTTGATGTAAGTCCTGTTTTTGAACCTGCTTATTTATCGACTAATTGTACAAAAAGAACTTTAGAGATTATGGAAGAGATGAAAGAATTAAAAGAAAAGAAAGAAGAGGTTGAAGATATAAAAGAAGAGCAACCTAAAAATGAGGAAGAATCAACAGAAGAGCAACCTAAAGAAGAAAAAGAATTAGAGGATGAAAAAGATGGAGATAATGATAATAATAATTCTTCTGATGATAATACTAATTCTGTTGATAAAGATGATGAGTTAGAAGATGATTCAGATGCTAAAGAGGAAGAAGAGAAAAAAGAAAAAAAATCAAAAACAGAAAAAAATATAGATATTAAATTTAATATGGAAAATACAAAAAATTTCAGTTTGTTACGTGCTATCAAAAGTGTAGTAGATGGCAAACAATTCGATGCAGTTGACAATTCTGTAATGGAGACAGCAAGAGCAGAATTCAGAAATGCAGGTCGTTCTTATGAAGGACAAATTCAATTACCTTATGAAAAACGTTCAGCTGTTACAGTAAATGTAGAAGGTGAAGATGTAGTTGCTACAGATGTATTTGATATTCTTACTCCACTTCGTGCTAAGAATGTATTACTTGAAGCAGGTGCAGACTTCTATCCTGGTCTTATCAATAATGTTAAAATCCCAACAATGACTGCAAACAATGTATTCTGGGAAGGTGAGACTGCTCCTGCACAAGATGGTGCTGGTACATTTGCACATGTAGAACTTTCTCCAAAGAGATTGACTGCTTATGTCGATATTTCAAAACAATTCTTAATTCAGACAGAAAATCTTCAAGCAGAAGCAAAGATTCGTCAAGACATTATAGATGCAATATCTAATAAACTTGAAGCAACTATCTTAGGTGAAGCAGCTGGTACAACTACTCAACCTGCAGGTATCTTCAATGGTGCTACTGTTGCTACTATTGCTGATTTTGAAGACATCACTGAATTAGAAGCTGGTGTAGAAGAAGCAAATGTATATGGTGACTTAAAGTATGTTATTTCACCTAAAGCAAAAGCAGCATTACGTAATATGGCACGTTCTGCAGACAATACAAGACTTGTCATGGAAGGTGGAGAAATTGATGGTACTACTGCTTTAGTTACTTCTAATGTACCACAGGAAAAACTTGCTTATGGTAATTGGAAAGACTTAAAGATTGGACAATGGGGTGGAATTGACTTGACTGTAGACCCATTCACACAAGCAACTAACGGTTGTGTAAGATTAGTAATCAATTGCTACTTCGATGCTAAAGTTGCTCGTCCAGAAGCATTTGCATTTGGTACAACTGCTGAATGAGATTTACATTCAACAATACATATAGAGTTGGGGGATTAATTCTCCCAACTTCCTTAAAAACATCACACAATAAGACATGAAATATTTGACATTAGAAGACATAAAAAAACATTTGAACATCGACACAGAATTTGTTGATGATGATGATTATCTTAATGCGTTGGGTGATGTTGCTGAAACAATGGTAGCAAGACATATAGACCATGATTTAAGTGATTTAGAAGAAGATGGTGTATTACCTGCACCAATAATTCATGCATGTAAGCTATTGATTGGTAATATGTATATGAATAGAGAGTCAGTCACTTTCAGTTCTATAAACAAGATTCCACAGTCTTATGAATATCTATTAGCGACATATAAAAATAGGACAAATTTCAAGTCATGAAGGCAGGTTTATTAAATGAGATAATAGAGATATGGCGTAGTGTAGAGCAAATCAATGACTATGGTGAAGTTACTGATGAATGGCAATTTCATTATAAAACTAGAGCACAAGTATCGTGGTCAGGTGGAAGAAGAACATTAGAGCATAATGAAGTAGTTTTTGACTATACAAAGACCTTTACACTTCGATATTATGTAGATGTCACAGAGAAGGACATGATTAAATGGCAAAATAATAAATATAGGATATTGTCTATTGAACACAGAAGAGGATTCAATGGTATTATCATTCAGGCAGAATTGATTCATGATTAAAATAGATACAGATTCAAGACAAGTAGATGATTTATTGAATATATTAGATGATGATGAGATAAAGAAAAAAGTATTATTAGATGGACTTCGTGCCGGTGGTAAAGTGTTGCAGGATGCTACTAAGAGTAATTTCAAAGCAGCAATGGGTGAAGCAGCAAGTCATTATTCCAGATTTATAAACAGACCATTTTATGAAGGTGTCACTTTAAAAGCAGACAAAGCATATACAGAAGTAATAGTCAGTATAATGAGTGACTATAGAATGCGATTCTATGAAAAACAAATCAAGCAAAGACAAACTAAAAAGGGTTATAATCGTGGAGTTGTAGAAGCAAAACATTTCTTCGCAAATGCTAGAAATTCAAGTGATGGAGTAATTAATGATGCAATTTCAAGAGCAATAAAAATATCTTTAGACAAATATATTAAATGAAGAATTTCACAATAGGTGCCGAAATAAAAAGAATACTGTTGTCAGACCCAGAAATTAGGTCTAAAGCAAACAATAAGTGTTTTCCCATAGTTGCCTCAAAAGGTACCACATTCCCATTTATATTATATTCAAGAACTGGATTCACTCCAAGAAGTAATAAAGACTATAGTGGAGAAAAGGTTACTGTACAATTTCTGATTATAGCAAAGAAATATGAAGATGCGGTTGAATTAGCAAATGATGTTGCTGATTGTCTTATTTCAAATAGTGAAACTACTATCATTGAAGACATTAAGATATTGAACATAAGAGAAGACTATAATTTCAGTGATGACTGTTATGTTGAAATTATAGATGTTGATTTTGAATTAAAAGAATAGAAAAATATATCACAATAATAGATTATGAGTAAAATTAAAGGTGGAGATTTAATGCTTTTCTTAAATGATACTAGCATTGCTTACGCAACAAATCACACATTAGAGATAAATGCAGAAACTGCTGATACTTCTAATAAAGATGAAGGTGGTGGTGACTGGGCATCAAATGAAGTTAGATTACTTAACTGGTCTGCTACTTCTGAAAACTTATATTCATTAGATGGACAAGGTGATAATTTCGCTGACTTATTTGATATTATGGTAGCAAAGACTCCAGTAGATGCAATATTTGCTAAGAAGTCACAGAATACTGCTGATGTTCCTTCTGGTGGATGGACTCCAAGTTTACCTAAATATAAAGGCAAGGTTATTATAAGTAACTTGTCATTGAATGCACCTAATGGAGAATATGCAACATATACAGTTCAATTTACAGGAGTTGGTGCATTACAAAAACTTATATCTTAAATATATCCTAATTAAAAGACATGAGCAAGATAAAAGGTGGTGACTTAATGTTATTTGTAAACGGTAAATCTATTGCTTATGCTACAAATCATACTATTGAAATATCAGGTGAGACACAACAGGAAGGACATAAAGATATCAATAGTGATTGGGATAGTATTGATGTTACTAAGTTGAGTTGGACTGCATCATCTGAAAACCTTTGTAGTGCAGATGGCAGAGGTCGATTGTATGGTGATTTGGAATCACTGATGGTTTATCATACAAAAATAGACCTTGTATTATCATTAAAAGCACCTACTACATATACTGAGCCACCTGTAGATGGTTGGTATACAAGAGACCAAGGTTATACAGGCCGAGCAATTATAACTGATTTACAATTGAATGCACCAAATGGAGAATATGCAACATTTACAGTACAATTTACAGGTGTTGGACCATTGACAAAATATTATAATTTGGAAATGAATAATGATGTGTCAGGCGACCCATCAGAAGATTTGACACAGGGAGGAAATGTTTATAATTATCAATCGTATTTGTATGAATTTTATGAATACGGAGTTGTCAGAAAACCAAATCCGCACATAATTGTTACACTTGAAGATGTTGCAGCAGAAGTTGACAATGGTTTAACTGTTGGTAGCAGGATTAATTTAAGCAGTGTGTTTTTTTATAAAAGTCAATACTATGAAGAAGAAATCGGCTATATATCAGGCTATGTAACAAATATAAATCCAAGTAATAATCATGTTACTATTTCGCTTGATAATCCTTTCTTAGACACAATTCGTATAAGGGATTCATTTACAGCAGATGGACATGATATGCAAGACTATCAGGTTGACGGTATAATGTTGAGTTTAGCTGACCATCCTGAGATTACAGGAAATGATGAAACCAAAGAAGCGTTTCTATATCCTATTGGAATGGACTATATATTTGGGTATATTGACCAAGTTGGTGTAGGCGAAGGTAATAATCAATTTAGATTTAAAGCATATTTTGGCGATTAACTATACAAGGGAAGTGTGACAAACACATTTCCCTTTTTTAAAAACATCTAGATTTAAAGAAATGAAAGAAATTACACTTAACAATAAAGTATACAAAGTAAAGTATACTATAAGAGCATTGTTTATTTTTGAACAGATAACTGGAAAGAGTTTTAAATTAGAGACTCTTTTAGACAACTATATCTTCTATTATTCTATTATTTTAGCTAATAATCCCAATAATGTAATTGATTGGGATGAATTCATTGATGCATTAGACAATGATCCGAAAAAATTAGAAGAATTCAGCAAAGTATTATTGGATGAAGAAAAGAAAGACAAATTATTTGAAGTAGTAGAAGAAGGAGAAGACAATAAAAAAAAAGCTAAGCATTAGTGAGGTCTATGCTATCTTAGTAATGCAATGTCATTATTCCCCATCATACGTTTTAGATGAAATGGAATGGTATGAAATTAGTGCAGCATTGAAATATTGTCATTATGCATATAAACAACAATGGGAACAAGCAAGACTAATATCTTACGTTACTGCACAAGTACAATCTACAAAGAAACTACATTATGATGATATAGTAAAGCTACCATGGGATAATGAAGAAGAATTCAAAGATGAAGGTGATACTAAGATAACAAAAGAAGACATAGAACGCATGAATAAAATGGCACAAACTTATCTAAAGAAAAAGTAATATGGCAGATTATGTAGTTAGACTAAGCGGACAAGACAACTTGTCATCAACTATAAATAAAGTAAAGACAGAACTAAATGATTTAGGCAGCAAAGGACAGACCGCTACAGAAAAAATTGATGCAAAGTTCAATAAGATTATCAATAGTACAGCACCATTGAAACGTCAGCTTAGAGACTTGCAGCAATTAATGGCACAAATGAACTTCAATGGAATGTCTAATACTGAACAGTTTACACAAGTTGCACAAGCAGCAGGTAGAATAAAAGATGCTATAGCAGATGCAAGTACAGCAACACAAAGATTTGCAAATGATACTGCATCATTACAAGCAGGTATACAAGCATTTCAAGGTCTAGCAGCTGTTGGAACTGTTGCAACTGGTGTCATGGCATTATTTGGTGCTGAGAATGAAGATGCAGCAAAAGCAATTCAGAAGGTACAAGGTGCATTAGCTATATTGAATGGCGTTCAGACGGTAGCCAATGCCTTAAACAAAGATAGTGCTTTAATGTTGAAACTGAAAGAAGTTAGAATGATAGCTTCAACAGCTTCAACAAATGCAAACACAGCCGCAACAGGTGTTAACACAGCAGGGACTGTTGCTAATAATGGAGCAATGAAGGTTTGGAATATTACTAAGGCTATTGGTAAGGCACTGTTAGGAGACTTTACAGGACTACTTATTGTTGGTGCAGGTGCATTAGCAACTTATGCTTTTGCTACATCAAATAGTAACAAACAACAAAAAGAACTAAATAATGAGACAGAGAAGAGTAAGTCATTACATCAGATGGTGTATGATGCAAGAGTGAAAAATATTGACTCAATAGCAGATGAAATCAATAAGATAAATGCTTTACATAATGTCATGTATTCGACTAATGCTACTTATCAGGAGAAAATCAATGCATATAATCAACTAAAGCAAATTGTTCCACAATACAATGCTACAATAAGTCAGGAAGGAGTAGTTCAATATGAAGCAGTGAATGCTATTTATGCACATATCGCCGCACTTAAAGACTTACAGAGAGCAATGGCATTGTTAGAAGTAGGTAAAGAACTTGAAAAGGAACAAATAAAAGGAGAATTAGATTTAGAAGAGAAGAGAGATAAACTCAGAAGAAAGCAAAACAATGCTATACATGATAGAGCAGAGATGGCGAGAACTTCAAAACAAGGTGGTCCGACATGGCAGGGTGGTAGAAGTAATGAGTATTTAGCAGCGCAAAACAGATATAACATAAACACCGCAGAAATAGTAAAAACAACAAAAGAAATTCAACAACAAACTGCAGCACTTAAAGACTTGACGAATAGACGTAGAGCATATGATAGACTTATTGAAAAAGAAAAACCACAAAATATCATTGATGCTGTAACAGGAAAACAAAAACAAACAACACCTAAAGCACCACGTGGCGGAGGAGGTGGAGGAAAAGTAACACCACAAGTTGATAAAGCAGTAGAAGAACAAACAAAGTATGATAAGAACAAAGCATCATTACAACAACAATTTAATGATAAGGTAATAGATGAAATAACATATCGTTCTAAAATACTTGAACTTGAAAAAGAACATTACAATTACTTATTATCGTCAGGCAAAGCAACAAAAGAAAAAATTCAAAATGCACAGAAACTATATGAGGCAGCAGAATCTAGTTTCAAGTCATTAGAAATTGATATTAACTATAATAATAGTATTGCAAATCTCAATCAACAATTAGCAGATGGTTTAATCACTATTGAACAACATGCTGAATCTGTTGCAGAAGCACTGAAAACTGTTTATTTAGAGAATCAGAAAATCGGTGAAGCAACAAAAGAGATGGCAGAAGAATATGTTAAAGCAAAAGCATATGCAGAGAAACTAAAAGAACCATTAGAAGGTAGTGTTGCATATCTAGAACAAGAGATTCAGAAGATAAACAATATACTCGATAATGAAGTAATCAATATTGGTGCTAGAATACAATTAGAGACAAAGAAACAAGAACTTCAAAATCAATTAGACACTATAACACAAGGTGAAGTAACAATAAAAGCAAAAGTAACTCCTACATATATAGAAAAAGGTTCAATAGATGATAAACGTGCTAGTTATGAGAATGCTATTTCACAGATGCAACAAGTTCAATCTGACTATGAAATTGGTTTGATAGATAAGAAGACCGCAAAAGAGCAAATAAATGAAATAAATAAAGAATTAAAGAAATTAGGTTTAGAACCAATTCATATAGAGTTTGAAACTAATATAGATAAATTTAAAACAGATTTTGATACCACAATACAGTCATTTGAAGCAGTTGATTCTGTTGTCGATTCTTTCGATAATTTAAGTAATGCTATCGACGAAAATCAAAGTGATTGGAAAAAATTTCTTGCCGTTTTACAAATAGCAGAATCAGTGATGAATGCTATTATTGCAATAGAAAAAACAATGGAATTAGTTTCTAATCTATTAGGTGTTTCTAAGACAGTAGAAGCAGCAGGAACAATAGCAGCAACAACAGCATCACAGGGAAAAGTAGCAGCAGATGCAGAAGAGACAGTATCAGCGACAGCAGCGGCAGTAGCATTAAGAGCACAGGAAGCAGCAACATTAGATTTAGCAGCAGCACAAATATTTGCAGCACATGCAGCAATTCCATTTGTTGGTGTTCCTACATCAATTGGTTTTATAAGTCAAATGATGGCAGCAATGGCAGCACAACATGCTGCATCAGCTACATTACAATCATTTGCACAAGGTGGTATAGTATCAGGTGGTTCAACCCATGGTGATAGAGTTTTAGCTAGACTAAATGCAGGTGAAATGGTTCTTACAGGACACCAACAAAGCAACTTATTCAGAGCAATAGAAAACGGTGACTTTGGTAGTTCAAATATTGAAACACCAACAATAAACTTTAAGTTAAAAGGCTCTGACATATATGGTAGTCTAAAGAACTTCGGAAAAGGTCAAATGAAGACAGGCAAAAACATTGGAATAAAGTAATATGATAATAAGAGGACAATTCAGAGATATAGACAATAGTTTGATTACAGTCATTTTCACTAAAGATGATGGTTCAGAACAAATAATTGAAATAGGTGAAGATATTGTATTTGCTGGCGACCCTATTACAATTACAACTAACAATGATGACTTATTCAATGTTATAATTAGAAAATCAGCAAAAATATCATTACTAACTACATCTTATGTTGGTAATCTTTTCTTTGCTGATAATAGTCGAAGTGTAAAGGTTGAGATAAAGAAGGGCAATTCATACTTATTCTATGGTTATGTTGATCCAAACACATATAATCAACCTTATTCTTCACCATTAGATGATTTTGAAGTAAATTGTATTGATGTTCTGTCTACTTTACAATATTATAACTATAAGAATGCAAATCTTACTAATTATCCTACAATAAAGAATGCAGCAGCAAATGTCACAATAAAGTCAATATTAGATTTGATGTTTACTGGTTTAGATGTCACTTTATATTACGACAAATCAAAGGGAATTTCATCTAATAAACTAAATACTGTCTTCAATGATATTTCTGTGTCAGAACAGATTATTGTAGGTGAAGAATTTGATGATATATGGACTTACGAAGAATGTTTAGAGTCCTTATTGAAATACTTAAATCTGCATATTGTACAACATGGCAAGAATATATACATTTTTGATTGGGACAGCATAAAGAACAAGAATACATCTTGGCTGAATCTGTCTACTAATACATCAACAACATTAGCAGCAGTAGACATTAGCATAACAAGTGATATGCATGCCGACAATGGAACACAAATAACAATAGATGATGTATATAATCAAATTAGTGTCAAATGTAATTTAGATTCACAAGATACTGTAATTACTAGTCCATTAGAAAAAGACTCATTGACTTCTTTATATAGTGGAAAACAACTATATATGACTGAGTATATAAGTGAAGGTAGTGGAAATCATGCTAATAGTGCTTTTAATGCAATAGTAAAAGGTAGGTCAGACAATTATGCAGATTGTAAGACAGTAGATTGGTTTATACAAGCAATGAATAATAAGAATTGGAAATTTTATTATGATGGAGTAAATGTAGTAGATTCATTAGCAGAACAATCAAATGGCAGATATATAAATCAATGGAAATTAGCAAAATATCTAAGAACACATAGTTGTGTACCTTATATATTTAAGTTTGGTAGTGTTGAGCATAAAGGTAGTTCAGTAGCAGATAATTCACCAATTAGTAAAGTGGATATGAAGCCATATTTATTTATTTCAATTAATGGGAACGAAACATCTAATGAAAATACACATGCACCATCAGATGCTACAATACAATCACATAGTGGAATGGCAGAATATGTTGCTAATAATAGTGGTGGTGTATTCAGTCCAATTGATGATGATACTATTAACTACTTAGTATTTTCAGGTCGATTATTATTCCAACCAATACAATATGAAAGCAGCACATCTACTGCTAATAAGAACAATAACTTTGAAGCAATAAGAGTAGGTAATGCTCCAAGAACAGAAGGAAGTGTAGCACAAGTTCCAAGATATGATGAATTAGGTATTATTCCAAACAACCTTATTAAATCAGATAATAATGGTGAAGGTAGATATTATACTAGAAAATTCTGGACACAAATCAATCCTACAGATAAACCATTGACTTATTTGACTGATGGCTCTGCTAACCTACAACCGTGGACTTCCGATAAATCAGCAAAAGGATATGAATATAAATATAGTGCAGAAGGGCAGACAGGTGACTTATATGCAAAACTTCCTATATTAGAATGTGAATTGATAATCGGTAATAAACGATTAGTAGAAGAAGATATTGATGAATATGGAAACAGTACATTTAAATGGTATGAGTTAGGACACGAACCAACAGTAACGGTTGATGGACAAACTTACACCCTGACAACTTTTAGCATAGGTGTAAATCCTAAGTTGAATGATTTTATTATAGGTCAGGAATACGACATACAAAACACAATAGATTACACTATGAATGTTGATGCTGAAGGTACAGCAATTCCTATTAAGAAAAGTGATAACATTAGTGGTGCTGTTATTTTCAGAATATTAGGTCCAATTAACTTATTATGGAATCAAGTTACCAGAAGACATCCCAGTTTTTGGAGACATACACAATGGAGTTCTGATGCTAGATTTATTTTAGCACATACAGAGAATATCATAATAGAAGACTTTGAATGTAAAGTTTATACTAATAGCGGATTAAATGATATTACAGAAGACAATGAATTGATTTATATGAGTGATGAGACAGATAATTATATCAATAAGAAAGATGATATTGATTTTGATTTCATTACACAACTAAGTAGTGCAGAATGCTTAGAATTAGGTATAAAGCAAGCAGTCAATATGAATGCAGTAATAAATACATCTACTAATCTTCCACTTGCTACAATATACAATAAATGGGAAACAGTTCCAAGTAAAAAGAATAGCAAAGCAGAAGAGCATTATATAAATCAATATTATAATAACTATTCAAGTCCAAAGATTAGATTAGACACAAACTTACATATTGCTAATGTAGACTGGAAGAATGTATATACAAGTACAGCATTAAATAAACAATTCATTACATTAGCAGAAGAATTTGATGTAAGAAATAAAACTAAAAATTTAACTCTTAGAGAAATATGATTACAATAAAGAAATTCAGCAAAAAAACAAATAGTGGCAATTCAAGTCAGACAACTTCAAATGGATTTGCTAACATAACAGTTGTAAATGGTGGTGGAAGTGTAAACTCAACTAGAGGTGTATATCTTTGGGGACAATATCATGACCATACACAAGACATAGATGGTGACTTAGAAAGCATTGGAACAATTAAAGGAAATACATTACAAGGAAATACTGCAACAATAACTGGTAATTTATCTGCTGACAATATTGAAGCTAATACAGCAGATATTGATGGACAACTTGTTGCAGGTACAATCACAACAACTTATGCAGACATAACTACAATAGACAATGAGACTATTAACTCAACTTTAGTAAATGCTACTACAGTTGATGCAAATACATTACAAGCAATAAACGCAACAATTACTAATCTATTGTCAGAGAACATAACTACTGACTATTTGACTGTCACTAAGGCAGCTCATTTCTTTAAATTAATCATAGATGAAATCAAGGCAGCGCAGGGGCAAATAATCATAACCCCTGCGAATGCCACTTTAACAAAAGTAGTCACATTAGAAAACAATGGTGGCTATAAATGCTATTTCAGAGCATCCGATGAAGACAGAAAGATATACCAGAATTTTGAGATAAACGACCAGATAGTCTGCCAGACATTCAATGTTGCAGAAGGTGTAAGCTATAATGTAGACAATAAATTCTATTGGAGATTATGTACAAATGTAAGTCAATCAGTTGAGCAAGTTGAAATAGATGGACAGACAGTAGATTGTCATTGGATAATATTGTCAGACACAGACAAAGAATCACATTCAAATAGCATACCAGAAGTAGGTGATGAAATAGTAATGCTTGGTAACAGAACAGATACAACAAGACAAGCAGCTATTACTATTGGTGCTTATAATAATCCTTATCTTGACAGTACAATTGATGCACCATTCTTAATTCAATATGATGGAATAAATGACTATAATCTTAGTAGTCATAGAATCAATATAATATCTAATGGTCTTAATCAATTCAAAGGCAAATTCACAACAAATACCGGTGATGATATTGAGCAACTTATAGCAGATGTTGGTGAAGGTGTAATTACTTATGTACACCAAGCATATTCAAATAGTGCAGATGGTAGACAAAATTTTAGCAAAACATATTTCAACAATGCTTTATATATAGGTTTTTGTTCTAATCATACAGAAAGTGATGCTACTTTGACTTATTCAGACTATACATGGGCAAGACTTAAAGGAAATGATGGAATAAATGCAGATAGCTATAAATTGATTCCAATTATTGAGAACGCACCAATCGACCATAACTCAACATTAGGTGTAAGTCTTAGATATAATATTATCCATAATGTAGGAACAACAGTAGAACAAATTACAGCATCATTGAATGGATATTATGTAAGATTCAAACCACATTATACAGTATCTATTATAAACACTTGGACTAATCTATCTGTCAATACTACTACTCCATCATATACTAATTCAGACTATCAATACAATTGGTGGACTTCAAATGACAGAGTGACTTATCTTGAAATTGAATTAGTAGACAGTAATGGAACAGTATACGACCAAAGAATAGTATATGCACAATTAGCACCTGCAGCAACATTGACTATTACAGATGAGATTACTTCAACTGTACAAGGATGCAGAGAAGACATTGACTCTAATACAAATGCTATATCTACATTGAATCAGCAATATGATGAAATAGAAGCAACTGTAGAAAGTCATACAACTTCAATCGGCCAGAATACAACTGCTATATCTAATCTCACAATAAGAGCAGATGGAATAAGTTCAACAGTTTCTAATTATAGTGGTGTACAATTGATTAATTTATATGGATGGACAAAAGCAGACCATACAGCAGCAGTATATAATGAAGAATACCAAGGATATGATATTTCACACTCTGTATGGGATGGTCATGACTATTATGATATATTTAGCAACGTAATAAAACTAAAACAGGGTGAAAAGTATGTGTTCAGCTTCTATTCAGAATTTAATCCACATATTAGTGTAGCATATTCAGCAACAAATCAGTTGCCAGTAAACTTCACCAACTATATTCAGACAGTAAGACATTATGATGGTGATGATACTTATTTGGACAATCCAAGAATATACTACACATTCACTGCAACAGCTGATGCTTATTATGTAATAAGTGCAAGCATGCAAGATGAAGAATTAGAAGATGCTTTCTATCGTCCACAATTAGAGTTAGGTGAGACTCCAAGTCAATTTGACATCAATGCACAAATGCTTTCTTCACAAATAGTACAGACAGCAAATGAAATCTTATTAGCTGTTGGAAATACAGGAATTGACATTGATAATAGACAGATTACTTTGAATGGTAATACTATTATAAATGGTAATCTTACATTGAATCAGACAGACCAAGGATTTACTTTACAAGGAATAGGTGGAACTACTTTGATTACGGCGCAAAGTATAGGTACTTATAATGAGTTTGTAAATAGAACAGCTATTGACTATATTGCTAATGCAGTATACAATTCAGGCTTAGTTAAAGTGTCAACTGTAGACCCACCACAAACATGGTATGTAGGACAATTCAGATTTACCAATACAATAGGCAAAGTAAAGTCAGGAACAACTATTACACTTAATAATGTAAGCTATTCTTATATGAATGATGGTAGACCTATTACTTCTGGCATAATAATAGAGACTGCTAATACTAATTGGTCTGTATATGAAGATGGAGTATATAAACAGACAATAACATTCACTGATGGAGAAGCAACATATACTACAACATCTGACTCAATCATATCAATTCAGAACTATGCAGTAATAAGATTCTATATTATAAACAATGAAGAAAAGATAGTTGAAGCAACATTGAATTATCATGTAAATGTACCAATCAACGATGCATTCACATTGATAGGATATGATGGAATAGGCAGCAACTTTGGAAATAACAAGACAGTATATATTGGTGCAGAAGGAACATATATCAAATATGGTAATGCTGGATTCAAAGTAACAGACAATGTAATAAAGAAAATGAATCCTAATGGTGACTGGGTTGGACTTGATGCTAAGAATGTAAGAGTAATGCCTGACTCAAACTATACTATTACTGATGATGATGAATTGATTATTGCAAACAATTCAATGACAAGTGACAGATATTTAGACTTGCCATTCAGTACTTATGCAGGAAGGACAATATATGTAAAAGACTATTCACAGAAGACAATCAATGTACGATGCAATAATAAAATAATAGCATCTAATGGTAATTCACCACAATCATCTGCAAGTGTAAACAATACTGCTAATATGTTTATATTTGATGGTAATTACTGGTTGCAATTCTATTGTGGATAATAGATAATAGACAATAGAAATGTTTATTTTTAATTGGAAAGATATTACAATAAGACAATGAAGAAGATAACAGTAAAAGAGAAAATGAACATTCAACTTTGGTTAGGTGTAATATTAGCAATTGTAGGTGTTGTCTTATTATGGGTTGGACTTTTCTTGCCACCTACTGGTGTAATCGATACATCTGTACTTACAGCATTAGGAGAAGTATTCACATTCTCTGGTTCACTAATAGGAATTGATTATACATATAAATATAAGACAATCAAATATCTTTCTAATGATAATACCAAAGATGAAGAAGAAATTGAAGAGGAATAATTCAGGTTATTCCTCTTTTTTATTGTAAATGCCTGATTTATAGGCTTTTAATTAAAACCTGTTAATCTGATATTAGATTTTATTAACAAAATATAAAGATTATCTTAAAATGTGTTACGTTTTGTAGAAAAGTATTAATTTTGCATTGTCAATCAAACATAATTGATTTGACATAACATTATTAATAACTTAAAATTCAAAACAATGAAAGAAAACAAGAACCAGGTGATTAACAACAAAGTTGAAAACACCGCAGTAGAGAACAACGAAGCAGTACAGTTCATCAATGAGAACATCAATGTTGTACCGAAAATCATGTACAAGAGATTCATGAACCTCAGTGTGGAAGAACAGGTTGCTAAGATCAAACACTACATTCAGCGCAACAAGCAGATTGAAGAGTGGAGAGAACACAGTAAGATGGTCAACAGAGTGAAAGACCTCTTTGAGAAGAGACATGCAACTGTTCAGGATGCACAAGAAGTCATGAAGTATTGTACAGAGTTTATCAACAACTTCAAGCAGACAGAGATTGACAGACTGGATGCAGAGATTGCTAAGTTACAAGCAATGAAGAACTCAATCCTATGACTATACTAGAACAGAGATTCATGGAGGTGGTTGCAAGGCAACTACCTCTTTTAGTACAAGAGATAAGAGAAATAAAAGAGTTACTAATCAAATTGAACAACAGCAATGGGACAGATTCTTGAAAATGGATATGAAATGAAGACCACCTTCTGGCAGGACTTCACAATAGCAGATTTGTTTGGACTTGATGCTGTACAACAGACATACAACAATGCATTCAAAGAGTGGAAGAAAGACACAGCATATATTACTGAACTTGCATTAGTAGTCAATTGGAAATGCTGGCAGCACTATAACAAGAACAATATGGCAATGTCTGAACTGTATCACGACCTATACTACAAGACAAGAGACTGGTGTCTGAATCATTTAAAAGGCAAAGACCTTAAATACTATATTGATACAACAGACTAATTCATTTAATTAATCTTAAAAAGTGGCAGGTAATTATTTACTTGCCACTTTTTTGTTATATATTTGCAGCATCTTAA